AAAACGAAGCCGGGTCAACGGTGTAGGCAGGGTAATTGGAGTCGACAACCTTGTAGAAGAGTGAATCCGCAACCTCTGTGGGAACTTCTACGTTGTCAACAATACCGGTGGCAGTTATCATACGATCGAGGACTTCCGATCGAGTGTAGGGATAACATCCACGCAAAAGCCCGCGTTGAAAGAGTCTAGCACGTGGTTCAAGAGGACCACGACCAGGAAGATCGCCATTGCAGCAACCAGAGGCGCGCATAAGCACCCCAAAGTTAAGCATTGGCTGCCACTTCCCGGTGGTGTCTAACACTGGTGAGTTCTTCAAAAACTGGACTTCCTCGAACCTCTTCAATGGCGTGCACCCAGTAAGGATGTAACCAACGGCAGCAGCGGCAGCGATGAGTTCGACAGATTCACCTTTTGCATTGAGGAGACCGGTGTAATTGCACCTGGAGATGGAGAGCGCGATGAGAATATTCGCAAGATTATTGATGGCGGTGGTGATGGTACTACCGGAATAAAGTTTTGGACCGATTGGTTTGAGAACTAAAACGTGGGATTTATCACAATAAGAAACTATTCGGAGTGGTAACCTACATTGTTGAATTAGACGGAGCATGTCATCCTTGGCGAGTCCTGTGGGGATGATGAAAGAAAGAGCTTCGAAGAGGGCGGCACCATGAGAGGCGTCGCAGGATTTTATATCGAGATTGTATAGGTCATATTTGCAAGTAATAGGATTGTATATGCTGAGACAGGAGTCATCAGAAAAGTAGAGGAAAAAGAAGCGACCGTCAGGCTGGCGAAGCAATTCAAAGTTCTTGGCAAGTTCGAAGGGATCGGGACTTTTGCAAAACCTCATCAGACCTCCACCCTCTTCGATATCCTCCAAAGATTGTGCAATCTTGAGGAAAGAAGTAAGACGGAAGCCCAACAGGGAAGCTTCGACACCAAGGTCGCCAATGGATCTTGGCTTGCCGCCAAACTTGGCAACCTCATTGCACTTGATTTTCCACAACACACTACAAACCCAGCAGGAACATGAGTCTACAGCGATGCACTCCTCGACAAGCCGAGCGTGGGCTTGAATCCGCAAAGCGCGTTTGATGTGGGGGTCGGCGTGGTGTAGTAGAGCCTCGGTTTCAGCACCTTCGTAACCTTCAAAGTGTGGAGCATACAGATCTGCAATCTTGGCGAGAAAGTCATAGTTCTGGCTAATGAAAGTCCTCTGATTAGCAAAAAGTTGTCTGTGGTAACCTGGGACTTCAGGCATTCGAACAGCAGTGAGACGACGCATGGCGAGAGCAAAGTTGTGGTTGTTGCCAGCGTAGATTTGCCCGTTGTGAGAACAACCAGGTCCAAATGCGGTGCGGTAATTTCCATCAGCTTTCTCACCATGTTCGGGGA